GTGAGAGTGTATGAATCATTTACTTCAAAAAATGAAATGGGCGTAGATCTGGCTGGTGATGCGCTATGCGTATTTAATAGGATATCAATTAAAGACATTAGTTCACATGATTCTTTAGATGAGATATCAATTGATAATGAGTCTATTGATATTATTCGTTTAATAAACGCAGAAGACAGAACAAAGAAAAAAATTGGTGATATTAATGAAGCATCAGATTACATGAAAAAACTCAAATATATATTCAATTAAGCGTAATGAAATCAACATAACCCTGCCAATCGGCGGGGTTTTTAATTTTTGGAGATCATGAAATGGCAGATGTAGGTGAAATCGTTTATCAAGTTCAAATGGATGTCGGTCAGTTACTTACATCTCAACGCCAATTAGAACAACGCCTAAATCGAATGGATGACAGTTTCAACAGAACATCTAGAGCGGCGAATAACACTGAGCAGTCAATGTTATCTCTATCAAAAGTTGCTGGTGTTGTAGCTTCTGCGTTGTCGGCTGGTGCGATCATTAACGCAGTCGATGAGTGGGGGCAAATGGCTGCACGAATTAAAATGGCTCTTAATTCAGTTGAAGGTGATGTTGAGCGCTATGCAGAGATACAGCAACGATTCTTAGAGGTTAGTAACCGAAACGGTAAGGCGATTGAAACAACCCAAGAGCTATATGCTGGCTCTGCCACTTCAATGAAAGAGTTGGGTTATAACACAACTCAAACAGTTGACTACATTGAGTCTCTTTCTTCTGCATTTACAGCTAACGCCACAGGAGCACAGCAAACAGAATCCGCAATGAACGCCCTTAATAGGGCTATGGTTATCGGTACGCTAAAAGGCAATGATTGGCACTCAGTTTTAAATGCCACGCCTTCTGTTGTTGCTGATATCGCTAAAGAATTATCTCGTTTACGTGGTGGTGTAAAAGTCACTGAAAACGATGTTAAGAAAATGGCAATGCAGGGTGGCATTTCCATGAAACTATTCGCTGATGCAATGATTAAGGCGCGTGAAGAGAATAACGCTCTTGCTGACTCAATGGATAACACCATTGCAGATGGTTTTACAAAGTTAACGAACTCCGCTAAAGCATATTATGGCGAGATGAACCAGACACTAGGAATTACTCGATCTGTCTCTGCTGGGTTTGCCGTGCTGTCTGATAATTTTGATGAAGTCGCTCAGGCAATTGCCGGATTGGCAACATTGGGAGCTGCAAGATATTTTGGTAATTTAGCGACATCAATGAAAAATTCCGCAGTGCAAACCCTAAACCAAAGCAAGGCTCTGAAAGAAAGCGCAAGGGCTCAACAAGACGCAGCAATACAAGCACAAAGAAAGGCTCAGGCTGATTTAAGAAATGCTCAACTTGATAGAGCTAGACTACAAAACAATATAAATCAAAACGAACAATCCAAAAAAAGTATTTTATTATCAAATGAGTTAGCTGCTGCGCAACAGAGAGAAAGAGCAGCTAAATTAGCACTAGTTCAGGCTAATAATGCTGTCGCTGCATCACAAGAAAGAGCGAATTTAGCGAGTATGGCATGGACTAAATCTATCGGATTACTTAGATCCGCTCTTGGGTTAATAGGTGGGCCGGCTGGCTTTATCATGATAGCAGCCACAGCGCTTATCTATTTCTCTCAAAAAACAGAGCAAGCAAGGCAGGCCGCTAGAGACTTTGCAGATGGTATAGACCAATTAAGAGATAAGTTAAAGGAGCTTTCATACCAAGAAATAGCTCGTGATGCGCAGGATGCTAAAGACAAACAAGAGCTATTAACTCTTGAGATGAAGGAGCAGGAAAAACAACTATCAGCATTAAGAGCGCAGCTTGAGTTACAAAAAACGGCATTAAAAGACCAGCCAGAGCTTATTGATAAGAACACTACGAGGATCTTGCGTGAAATCACAAAGCTTGAAGGTGATTTAGCGACAAGTAGAAAGCGTTTTGGATTAATTACGATATATCTTACTGATGCACAAAAGGAATATAACGAAAAAACAAAAGAAGCAATTGATCTTAGTGTAAAAAACGCAATGACTCTAGGTATTGAGCAATCTGCATTTGGTAGAATTACCCAGCAAATAAAGGAAGCGACAGCCGCAAAAGAAAGCTTTAACTCAACACAGCTAACTGTCGAGCTTTCAGAGAAGGGTCTTGACCTAAAGAAATCACTTGAGCGAGAAGCTAAATTAGCTAACGCAAAAAGTGAGATTGAAAAAAGAAAAATACAGGTTGAATTTTACGCAGAAGATAATGGAATTACAGATGACAAGGAAATTAATAAGTTAAAGCAGTATGCAGTTACAGCTCAAGAGGCTAAGGATGCAGAATCAGAACGCAACAGTAAAACCAAGGAATCAACCAAATCCACAGACGCAGCATACGAAGCGCTAAAGCGCCAGAGAGAAGAAATTGAGCTTTTGAACAAAGGTTATAAAGACGGATCTCTTGAAATGGCTAAGTATGACGCGGTTAAAGCATTGGGTGATACTGCATCTCCTAAGCAGATTGAAAAAGCGGAGCAGCTAGCAGAAGAAAAATACAACATTGAGCGTAATCTAGCAGATAAGAAAGCCGCACTTGAGCTTGATTTAGTTGCCAAGGCTAAAGAATCTCACGATAAACAGTTGGCAGACTTAGAGCGGATAACAAAAGATGATGTATCTCTCACTGAACAGGCAGCAAGGCGTAAAGCTGAAATTGAAGCGGAATACCAACAAAAGATAGCCGAAATAAAGGCTAAAAAAGTTGTATCTCCTCAAGATGATCTCAAAGGGAAAGCAGACCCCATTCAAGCATTAGCTAACGAGCACGCTCAGAAACTTGCACTTATAAAAGAGTATGAAAACCAAAAGGTTTTAACTGAGCAGCAAAGCTTAGAGTTAATGAATGCCGCAAATACCCAATATGAGCAAGCTAGAACTGATGCTATGTATGAGCTTTGGAGAAATCAATCATTAGGAAACGAAGCTGCCGCAGCTGCACTAGATGCATTCTCTGGTAGCGCATCAAATGCACTTACGGGAATAATTACCGGCTCAATGGAGGCTTCTGACGCATTAAGATCAATTGGTAATACAGTTTTGAATAGCCTAATTAACACCTTTGTTCAGGCTGGAATTGAACAAGCTAAAGCCGCTTGGTTTGGCGCAGCTGCGCAACAAGGAGCTATCGCAGCAACAACGGCGGTGCAAACGGCGGCTATCGGAACGCAAACGGCAGTGAGCACGGCAGCAGCTGCCACAACAACGGCCGCTTGGACACCTGCGGCAATTATGGCATCAATCGCGTCAATGGGGACAGCAGCAAAAATAGGTTTAGCCGCAATCGCTGTGCTTGGTGTTGGTGCAATTGCAGGCGCTCGTAAAAATGGTGGCCCTGTTGACGCTGGTTCAATGTATCGAGTTGGTGAAGGTGGCAAGCCTGAGATATTCAAGGCTAACAACGGTCGTCAATACATGATCCCCGGTGACAATGGAAAGGTGATTTCCAATAAAGATATGCAAGGTGGCGGTATGAATGTGAATGTTGTCTTTAATGACTATTCATCTGGTGGCCACAAGTTTGATGCACAGACATCACAAGATGGAAATACGCTAACTATTCAGGCGTTCATTATGGATATGGATAACAAAGGCCCTATGCTTCAATCCATCACAAGAAACACATCGGCAACAGCGAGAGCAAGAGGTTGATATATGGTTATTAATTACCCTGATTGGCTTCCTCTGGCGCAGAAAGCCGATAAAAGCATGACGCTAGATACTGGTTTCTTGACAGATCAGCCACAGGTAGGCGCACCTATATTTCAGAAGCTCACTGATGACTTAAAAACTGTATGGAGTGTGAATTGGATATTTACACTTCAACAGGAGCGTGCGTTTGCCCAATGGCTGCGAAGTCCTAACTATCTTGATAATTGCAATCGCTGGTTCAGGATGAAAATTAATCTGGGTGGTAGTGGGTTGCAGGAGCAGGAATTGCATTTTGTTTCCTATCCAGTGCAAACCAGTATTAATGGATCTTCTGTAACATGGACTGGTCAAGTTATTAGCAAGAAACTTTATAATTCAGATGATGAATTCGACGATATTATTGTTGAGTTTCCTCCATCATTTGGAAGTTGGCTTGACATTATCGTTACTGAGACTCTACCAAAGTATAAGGAGCTGTAATGCCTACACTAAGAGAGTATCGGGCACAAAGGCCAAACAGAATACTTTATGAGACACTGCAATTTAGTCATCCGTCATTTGGTGATATCTATCTTGTTTCTTATCAAGTCTTCCCAAAGGTTCTAGGTGGGGTTGAATATCAGCCGTGTAATTTCGAACTATCGGACAGCCAGCAAAGCCGAACGCCCATCATTGATGCTAGTGTTAAATTCAGCCGTGTCGCACAAGACTTTAAACAGAAACTTAAACTATGGAAATCATTCAATAGGATGACACCCATAGAGGCTACTTATCGCTTATTTGATGAGAAAGACAAAGGCACAGCAATTACTCGATGGAAATTATTTGTGAAAGATGTGTCGATGGATCATGAAAGCGTCACTGTCACGCTATCTATGAGCAACCCATTGAATAAAAACATTGGGCGAATTTATGAGCCACAAGAATGGCCGGGCTTGGAGGCGGTATGAAAACTCAAGATTTCATCAATAAGGTCATTGGTAAACCATGGAAAAACAGGTCTTGTACATTTGACGCTATGGATTGTTGGGGGCTTGTTGTTCTCTATTATCGTCACGTTCTAGGTATTGAGATCCACCATGACGCTGGATATGAGTCGGAAACTGATTTTGTGACTTGCTATAAAAATGAAGTTGAGTTTTGGGAGAAAGTAAATCAATCAGAAAATAACGGAATATTTATAGGATATATAGGCTCAAAACCCGCTCACATTGGCTTGGTTATCGATGGTAACGTATTACATAGTCGGGGTGAAAACGGCTCTGTGAGAATGGATAGATTGATTGTGCTCGAGAGAAAGTTCACTAAGTTGGAGTTTATGAAATATGCCAATAATTGAAATTCAGCGTGTCGCTGGAATGCCGAAAGAGAGAGTCGAGATAAAAGCCGGCTCTCTTTTTTTTGATTGGTTAAAAGAGCAAAACTTTCATCATGACGTTGATATCTATGTTAACGGCGTAAAGCTTAACGACGATGACAACCTTAACTTTATTGTTAGTGAATCTCATCACATTCAAATATTCGATCAACCGAAAGGGATTGTTGGCGACATTCTCAACCCAGTATTTAAGTTTGTCTCCAAGATATTTTCATTCCTAGCTCCTAAGGCTCCATCATTTAGTGCTGCTGATATAAACGCAAAGGAAAGCCCTAATAACCGATTAACAGGTCAAACCAATATAGCGAGAACATATCAAGCCAGACCTGAAATTCACGGACAAGTTAGAGCCTTCCCTGATCTCATTCAGCAATCAATGTTTGAATACATCGATAATAAAAAGATGGTCACGGAGTGGATGAACTTTGGTATCGGTTACTACACCATAGAAAATGTGAAATATTCAGAGTCTGAATTAATCGCTCTTGATGGTGCTAGTTATCAGATATTCCAACCGGGTGAAGTGATTCCGCAGATATTCGAGGGTTTCGAATTCCCTGATGTTGACGGACAAGAAATACCGGGTCCGAATGAAAGTGACGAAATACCACAATATCAAGCTGCTGCTAATAATGTTATTTCTGGTGAAATTAAAGGTGGTGAGGCTGCCATAAAGATAGAGAAACAAGATGAGTTTCGATACTTCATGGATATCGTAAAGCCTCGATCAGTAAGCCTTATTGTTAACGTGACTTATGATACTCCACAGGGTTCTGTTACAAAGGATATTAAGGTTGATTCCTATTTATCCGATGCGAAAGAAAGTGATGATGGCGCTATTATTTCACCAAAATATTACTACGAATTATTTTTCACTAATTTAACTGGTGGTGATTTGTCAACTTTACCGCCTAATGCAATTGTTAATACATCAAAGTTTATTCTCTATGACAATCAGTTCCTGACAGTAGGGCCTTTCTTTTCCCCCTTAGATGGTGGTGAGTTATGGGTGCATTTAAACGCCCAACTTGGTGATGGTGATTGGGCTAGCGCAAGAATTGAGTTCTGGAAGGTTGATGAGAATAACAATGAGATATCAGGAACAAGAGAGTCTTTTGATAAAGGGTTTCCATCTGCACCAAAGACGAAAACATACTATCTTACGGGAAAGTTCACGCCATTAGCTGGATATGGCAGATATGCTTTTCAACTGACGAGATTGGAAAACAGCAATGATCACAGCATTCTGAAGCTTGAAGAAGCTCATATTGTACGTGAAAGAATTAATGAAATTCATAGTGAAGACACTCTGGTTCGAGTGAGCGTGCGAGCAACTGAAAGTCCAACCAGTGCTAGAGAGCGTAAATACAACGCACTAGCAACAAGACATGTTATTAGTTACGACACGAATAGCCGCAGTGTTGATTATACTTTACGACCATCACGATCATTTGCTGATGCCGTTACCCATACATGGTTAGTCACCGCAGGGCAACCAGAAAGTACCATAGATTTATATGGTTTGTATTCAATCTATGAATCACTTCCAGATAAGCGTTTAGGATATTTTGATTACACGTTTGATGATGAAGATGTGTCACTTGGTCAGCGCATAGAAACAATATGCAATGTTGCTCGTGTTATTTCATTTTGGGATAACGGTGTACTTACATTTACTCGTGAGGAGGAAAAGCAATATCCATCTGGAACCTTTAATAGAGCTAACACGACAGGAAACGGATTCTCACTCTCTTATGATATGACAATGCCGAGCGGTAATGATGGTGTTGAAATCGAATACGTAAACCCTAAAACAAACAAAAAAACCTACCTTAAATATCGTATTGAAGATAACAAGATAATTAACAAACCTGCTAAAAACCCTAACAAAATAACCATCCACGGATGTCGCAATGAGCATCAGGCGATAGATAGGGCGCTGTTGGAAATGGATAGGTTAATACATCAGCGTATGAGCATCAGCGTGCAAACTCTCGCAGATGGTGATTATGTTTATCCTGGAGACTTAGTTATTGTTGCTGACACATACGATAAGAATCAACAGGCAGGTTATATAGTTGAGAGGATCGGAAATCAATTTTCAACAAATGAAAAAGTTGTTTTTGATGGTGAGATGTTTGTTTGTGTTACCGATCATCTAGGTAATACAACGGAAAGATTTAAAGCCACACCGAGAAGCGATACAGCTTACGGGTTTATCGCTGATGTACCTGATATCCAACTAAATATCTATGACGGTATGAATGTTCAATCGCCATCACGTTACGTTATATCCAATATCGTTGAAATGGACTCAATGAGATGGATTGTAAGCGACAAAAAGCCTAATGCAGATGGAACTTATAGCATTACAGCAAGTGAGTATTTTTCTGCAAAGAAAGATTACAACGTTTAATTAAATTCATTTCAACCATAGCCAGCCTAAGTGCTGGCTTTTTTATTGGGAAAAATTATGTCTACAATTCCAACACAAAATCCAGTTCCAAGTGAAGCAGCGAAAGACCTGAAATTTAACTCAGGTAAAATTGACGAGTTCGTTACGTCAATGAAAAACAAATATATCGATAGATTCGGGCAAGAGCATTTTACAATCGAAGGGTTGCGGTGGGTTGCTCAACAAGCAATATCTCAATTTGGATATATCACATTAGACTCATTCCAGAAAGGTGCGGAAATAAGATTGCCCAATCAAATTTTACGTGATGAAGCTACGGGAGAGTATTATCGCTGGGATGGAGTGTTGCCAAAATCAGTTCCTGTTGATTCAACTCCAGACAACTCAGGTGGTATTGGTGTAGGGAAATGGCTTAGCGTTGGTGACGCCAACTTGCGGAATGAACTAGAGAGATCTTCAGGTGCGGATTTAATAGCGAGAGGGATTTTAACCCGATATAAAAAGAAAGGTAGTTTTCAGAATGGAGGGACAGTCAACAATGCTAACGATGCATTAATCCATTCAGATGGTTTTTATTATATCAATATTGCAGGGAATTACCCAGTTACGGTTGAGCCAAACTCATCACCTAATAGTGACTGGCTGTGCGTTGGATTGCTGGAGTACTTTCCTGCAAATTATGCGTTAAATTTCTCAGTTTCTGAAAATGGAGATATGACAGATAACGTCAGAAAATTACATGCATATTGCAATTACTCTGGTGAAGAGGCGATTTATTATGGAGTTAAATCGTTTAGTGTTAACTCAACTGCTGAAATCATCATCTCAACAGATGTGAATTTCAATGGTGCTGATGTTTTATTTATTCAATCTGAATTACGTCCTGAATGGGAGTTTATTCCAGCATTCCGTGTCTTAGACCCATTAACGCCACTGGAAACCATTCCCAATGATTGGGAGCCAGGGACTCTGTATGCAGATAGGACAACAATAAAAAATAACAGTTATGAATTTAGTGAAGGTGTCATTTGTTTTGATACCAATATAAATTTTGGTAAGCGATATCCAACAGATTCTGTTTATTATAAATTAAGAGAAGTATTTAAGGTTTTTAAAGGTGGCATATTAAATTACCCGATAGATATCTCCATTGCGGGAGGTGATTTAGGAAGCGTTTTATTTAGGAAACAACCGAATAAATATATTACGATTAAAGATATAAATATAGATTCATCTAATGCACCCCAGTTGCAAGCATTCTCTATCGAAAGAAATAAATGTAATTTGGTAGGGTTTAATTTTAAAAATAATACCTCAATAAATAAATCTCGGACAATTATTTATTTAAATAAAGTATGTGATATACATTTATCAAAATGGTCTGGCTCTGGTTTTGAAGGAAATTCCGCATCTTATTTATTAGGGGGTGATTTTGTCGCGAATATGTCAATTACAAATTTCGGTATTGATGGCGGAATGCCCGCTATTGGTATGAATGTTGTTAATGGCGTTTATGTGGAAAATAGTCATATTAATAGGTTTGACGTTCATTCATTTTTACATAACGTATTTGTTGATAATGTTACATTTGGAGTTTATGGAGTAACGTATGGTGTCGGTGGTGGTACGTTATCAGTAAAAAACTCAACCTTTATTAAAGGAAAAGTACCGGGAAGAGGGGATTTTGTATCTTTAAGTAGCTATGATCTTATAAATGCTAGATGGGACTACGGCGGTGTATTTTATGGAAATATTGTTGCAGATAATATTTTAGTGGAAATTGATGAGCGTATTGATTTAAGCGGTGGAACGGATGAATATCCATACAAAATAACATTAATTAAGTTTGCTTCATCTGGAGATTATGGGTTTATTGATAAAAAACCATGGGCTAATAGCATATCAGTATCAAACATAATAGTTAAAGCACCATTATTTTTATACAACTTTGATTTTGAAGTAATTGGTTTTTCTGGTGGGTTGGTGACGGGATCATTATTCCCTGATTTTATTAATATTGAAAATATTAAATTTATGAAAATGCCATCAGATAAGCATCATATTGTACCTGTCTCTTTTCCAGATTATAGTTTGACATTTGCAAATAAACCTGCTGATACAATTAATGGCAACTCCATTATTATAATATCTAATGTAATAAGTTCCTGTTCAAGAAGAAGGGTTCCGGGTAGGTCTAGTATTGGATTAAATCCTAACACCTCTAATCAGAATGGCGAAAATAGGTTAGTACCAAATATAAAACTTATTAATTGTGAAGGAGTTAGTATTATGTATAGTGTAAATGATGGGATTGTGAGAGCAGAAGGATGTGAGATTAGAGACTTTAGTACATATTCAGGATCTTTAAGTACGCCTAATATAGAATTTAATAACTGTAAATTTTACTTTGTAGATGGCTCTCAATCACAAGTATCAAACTGTAAGGTTTTTAATAGTCAATTTGTTAGGCATAGCTCAATTACATCGATGATACAATTTGGAGGAATACTTGCAGCTCAAGGAAATACAATTAGACCAGGGGTAACATTAGCTAATGGTGGAATTAGCAATATAACTAAAAATTCAATATTCATGGGATATTTAGCGTAATAGAAACCGCCCAGTATGGGCGGTTTCATTGTTTGATTTATTTAAAATCTACATATATATTATTATTAATATCATATATGCAATACATATCTCTTATTATTATTGGCTTTCCAGAATTTGAGATATAATCACTAATTATATCTTTATTTCTAGATTCTTCCCCATATCCGTGACTTACGTTTTTTTGACCAATAGCTTTTAATTGGAGGGTGGCTATCCACTCTGATGCTGGACTAATCATATAACTTACAAGTCGATTATTATTAGATGCTATTTTAGAGCGCTGTGATAAAGGTACCTTTCCTGAGAAATAAACTCTTTTGTTTTCATCAAATAATTTAAGATCATCCTTTATGCTGTAAAAAATGGAGTTTTCAAACTTTCTTTGTTCCTCAACAGCACGATTGCTAGAATAGCTTAGTGATATTGGAACAATTAACGATATAATCACAAGGAATTTTGAAATAGCATTGTTAAATAGTAAAATTGATGAAATAGAAATAGCTGCCATAATAGCACCAAATCCTGATAGAGTTCTTGGCATTAATGCTGGCGTTTTTAATATAAGTAATGGGCCGAATATTGAAGAAATTAACAGTAAAGCTATTAATATTTTATTTAAAATAGATATCTTAATGTTTCTTTTTTCTATTTTCAATAATAAGAATAAAAAACACATGGTTGGTATTAATAAAATAATGGAAATAGTTTTATTAATAAAAGAAAGTGTAAAAAATATAAAGTCATTCATATTTTTTATTATTGATAAAAAACCATTGTAATCTATTGTAACTATTTCAGATCTTGATGATAGATCACTTATGAAAATTTTAGTTAAAGAAAAATAAATAAGATATCCAATGAAAAAAATAATTAATTTCTTTATAATATCTTTAATCGTCTCATTGCTGTTATTTATTTTAAACAATGCAGAAATAGAAATTAAGCCAATAAAAATGTTTGTACAAGACTGATAAAGTGATAATGATAATATTAATAAAATAATACTTATTATTATGCTTTTTTTATTTGTTATATCTACGGCAGATGCAATGATAGCAAACGCCATCGCCATAGACATTGGTAAAACATCGAATTTAAATAAAATATTCTGAATAAAAAATGGATTTATGACAATAGCAGATAGAGCGATGGCAACCCAAATACATTCACTCTTATCCACTTTTTTCCAATAAATATAAACAGAAGCAACTAATATAATTATTGACAACATGGCTGGAAATGGAGTTGTATCTACTAAAAGATCGTCACTGAGTGATATAAACTTCATTATCCAATCGGCAAAAGGTCTCCCTAATTCAGTCCAGCCATACCCACCAGAGAACGAGCGCTCTAAATCATCCCTATAATGGACGCCAGAAATAATAACAGGGAAAAAAAATAAAAAAATAGGTATAAATATTGCCAATAATGCACCTTGATGTTTATTATTCATTTCTCACCTTTTTTAAGTAAATATCTAGGTCTATCCTTACTTTCTATATATATTCTTCCGATATATTCGCCAAGAACACCGATGCCAATAAGCTGAATTCCACCAAGGAATAATATGGAAACCAATAATGATGGGTAACCAGGCACGGGATTTCCCCATACCATTTTATCTATAATCATCCATCCACCATAGATAAATGAAATCGCCCCAACGAATAATCCAATATAGGTCCACATACGCAGAGGAAAGGTTGAAAAACTGGTGATTCCTTCTAATGCAAGATTCCAAAGCTTCCAACCATTAAATTTTGATTCACCAGCAGAACGCTCAGCACGAGAATATTTGACGATATCTACTTTTCCACCAACCCAAGATAGAACGCCTTTCATAAATAGATTGCGTTCAGGAAGCAACTTAATATTCTCAACCGTTTCACGAGACATTAAGCGGAAGTCACCCACGTTTTCTTCAATCTTTGGCGTACTGATTTTGTTATGCAGTTTATAGAACCATTCTGCTGTTTTACGTTTCAACCAACCATCAGTAGAGCGGTCAGTTCTTTTCGCTAAAACAACATCGGCGCCTTGTTTCCATTTTTCTATTAATTGTGGAATAACTTCTATTGGGTCTTGAAGGTCAACATCAATAGGGATTATAGCTTCACCAGTGGCATGATCTAATCCTGCAAAAAGTGCAGGTTCTTTACCAAAGTTTCTAGTAAAACTTAATGCTACTACTTGCTCATCAGCTAACGACAACGCATTGATGATATTTTCAGTTGAATCTTTACTACCATCATTAATAAAAATAATTTCAACATCATATTTTTTTAGTTCTTCATTTTCACGAACCGTTTTATAAAAAATAGGTATCGCTTCTTCTTCGTTGAAAACAGGAACAACTAAAGAAATTTTCATTACTCTATTCCTTTAAAGACAAATAATTTTGAGTAGAAAAAACCAAGAACAAGGCTAATTGCTGAAAATGCAACTAGGGTAATTATTGGCATCGCATCGAGTTTATCGGCTATAAATCCAGTCAAGTAACTTAGTACACCCATAAATACTGTGAATGCAATATATCGGCCACCGGTTGCTTTCTTTTTAAATGTAAACTTAGCATTAGCAAAGAAGGAGAAGGTGACAGCAATGACGAATGCGATCAGGTTCGCAGTGGCCTGTGTTGTGGAAACTAAATAAACCAAAATGCCGAACACCACCCAATGCAGGAGCGTGTTAATAACACCAACAGAAAAGTATCGCGCAAATAACTGGAGCAT